GCTTCATCTGCGCGTCAATCTTCGCCATATCGCCGTTGTAATCAACGAGCCACGTGGGGCGGTCGGTACCGACAAACTGAGAAAGACTATAGTTTTTGGTATGATTGGTTGCGGTCATGGGTATTATCCTTTCCTATCGAAATTGTTTGCGGTCGGGTTGCGTTCGACATAGCGTGCATCCGCTTCGGATTGCGTGATGAACGACATATCGGCGGGCGGATTCTCAGGCATGCTCTTACCGTAGGGGAATTGTGAGCGGCCCGGAAAGTCTCCGGGCACGCAATTGTCCACGGCGGTCGCTTTCAGGTCGTACTCACGTGCGCCGAGGCTAAGCCCGTCGTATTCCTGAGCGGTCAACTGCATGTTATCGTAGTCGCCCCAGAATAATCCGTGATTGCGCGAATTATCGTACATGCCGCCCAGTACCTGCCCGAGCGGTTGCGTGGTGCCGTACACTGGGGAGGCTGCCACGCCTTGCTGTTCCATTTCATGAATCAGGGCCAGCAGTTCCGCGCGCAACGCGGTCATGGACTTGTTAATCTGGGCTACGGTATCTGCAAGCGCCTTATCTACGGATGTCGCGAGGTCGGTGGTGGTCTCTTCCAGCTGGCTCAAATCGCATTGAAGGATATCGAGATTGTGGCGTAGGCATTCAATCAACTGTAACGTGGTCAATCCGTCCCGATAGGTGAACGGAACGGACGTGGGCACTCCGTCAAACAGGCGTTGCCGTGGAATCAGCGCGTTAATGGCAGCCATGATTACTCCCATTCTCCATAGTTATGGCAGTCACTGAATATAGTATCATACGAGCCCCATACCTGCATGAAACACGGTTCGAGGCTCCGCACAATTTCCATGTCCACGTTGATAATCGCTTGTCGGAACTCCTGTATCAGGCTCATGGCGGACTGGGAGCGGCCCGACGTGTGGGATTTGGTGCTCCCATCTGTAGCGTCGTGTTGCCATTCCGTGCTGGATGTACTATGGGACTGAGAAGAGGTGTCTTGCGTGCTATGGCTACTGCCGTCCGTATCCGCTTGCGCCTGATTGGCATGAGTCGCGTATCGAGCAAAATCACCTTGCACGCCGGTTGCGGGCACTTCCGAGTCGTAGGACTGGGACTTGGTACTACTTGAACTGGTGCCGTCCGAGGAGCTTCGGGTCGCACTATCCTGAGAGGCGCTGGTTTTGCCGCTGGACTGGGCTACAGTATTGGACAGGCTTTCACTGACCATTTCCATAGTGTTCAATGGATCATATTTCAACGCTAGCGTCCTGTAGCGCTCATTAAAATATGGCATGATTTCCGCCATCGTCATCCCCAAGTAAAAAATGAACTGCTGGGCGGTTTCCTGACCAATCTCCCTAAGCGCGTAATGGCGGACGATTTTCTCATTCAGTTCGGCGCGATGGTCTTCCCGGTAAATCGGGTAATAATCGGCGCTGAGATGTAGTTTAGCATCCGTGTCGTATCCGAACGCAATGAGGTTGCCGAGGGTTTCGGTGTACTCCCCCGGCGTTGTCATCGAGTAAGCGCTAAAACTCTGTGCCATATGTGGCCTCCCTCGTTTGGTGGCTAATGCGTGCAGCGACGATATCATGATATGCTTTCATTGCAACAACTTGTTTTTTCAGCAGCTCCGCAGCATGGCTGGACATGGGCAAAATCCCGTTTGCATAGTTATCTAGGGCCTTTTCAGCCCTACTAATCTTATTGGCGACTTCATACATTTCGCATACAAGTCCTACCATAGCGTCACAGGTCATCATTACAACACACCTCCGATACCCGCATCATACGAGGCGGGCATATCAATATCCGTCGTACCGGTCGCGCTGGAATCCAGCGCGTTCGGCACGCCGGAGCTTTGCGCATCCGCATACTCCACCCAGATGTTCAACTGTGGCCATAGGCGGTTAATCTCAGTCGCCGCCGTCTGCCGCGCCTTGAGAAAACTCAATCGGAACACGTCCACCTTCTCGTTGGCTTGCGCCACCTCGTCGGAAATAAGCCGCTCTTTTTTTTCGGTGCCGGATGACTGGATACCGAGGTATCCTAACACCTCATTGGTCACCTGCGCTTTTTGCTGGATGAACTTGTCCAGCAGATAGGGGGTGGTGTTGGGCCACGGTTGGAACATGCTGCCGGGATCGAGTGAATCGTAGCCGATGATATAATCCTGTCCGTCCTGCCGTTGCTGAAGCATGTTTTGCACGGTGAGCTTGGTGCGCGGATCTGCTGTGATGATGGTCGGCAGTTTCAGGCTCTCCAAGTTCACGTCATATGCCTTGTCAATGTCGGCGAGGCGTCTCGCATACTGCCATAAGATATCCTTGAAGCTCATGCGCATACGATTGTCCCAAATCGGGATGCACTCTCGGCCCGCCTTGAGTTGCTTGTAATGGTAGTTGACGCCCACCGGCTCGAAGCACGTCGGGTTGTTATACACGTTCAATCGGCCTTGATATCCGGCTTGCGTGGCGAGGAACCGACCTATGCGTTTGTCTTCGAAGAAGAGCGCGCACCCGTATTCGCAGAGACACATTTCCAACCATCGTTCATCTACGGTTGGCGGTAGCCCCCGCCAGCTGAACCGGTTCACTGCCAGTTCAGTCAGCAGATGGTAGTACATTGCGTCAAGGCTGGCGGCGCGTGCCTTGGCGTAATTGCCATGCGGATGCAACGCGCCGCCCCTACGATTCTGATTTTTCCTCGACCTAGACATGCCTCTAGTATAGCACTAGAATGAGATGCCCGGCAATGGGTCGTTATCCGCCCAATCGGTCACGCCGATATCATCCGGGTTAGTCCATATAGTAGCCCCAGACTCGAACACGCCTTTAATGGTCTGCCGATACTGCTCGGGCAAATCACCTCGCACGTAACACTCTTGCATCTGCCAGTAGGTGAATTTTGTCATACATTCCAGCGATTGCGGCGGCGTGATGAAACGCTGGATAAAATACCCGTAACGTAACATGTATTCTCCGACGCTCCGCAGAGCTGAGGGTGCGCACGTCTTAAATCGAACCAACACCCCGACAATACCGTTCGCGAGGTTAAAACCGTCTCCGCCGATGGCGCCGGATGTGGTCGGGGGTGTTAATTGCATCTGCTGTACCTGTGCATTGATACCCGCAATGGTGTTTTGATAGTCTCCGAACGCGGAACGTTGCGCGTAATCCGCGTTCATATCCGCCATATTTTGGGCCAACTGGTTTGAAAGCGCTGTAGTCTGAGAGCCGTATGTGTTGGCCTGACTTGTTGTGGCCGCGTTGGTACTCAGCGAGTTCGCCGTGGAAAGTTGGGCGGCGGTATTGTTGATACTGCGGTTCGCTTCAGTGTTGACACCATTCATGACCGCACCGCCTAATGCCGATACCGCGCCCCCGACATTGCCCGAAGCGGCGTTACCCGCCACCCCGACCACGCCGTTAACCACGTTGTTCAGCTGTGCGAGGTCAGCCCGCTGATTGTTGATATACGTCGTGTTGTCCAGACTGGTGTTAAGCGAGGTTGCTTGTATCGCGTTATTGGCGTTGCGGTTGCCGATAGCGAGTTTGTTGGCTTGGGTATTGTACTGGTTTTGCATGGCCGTGGCCGCAAGAGACTGACTGATGCCCATCTGCGCTTTTTGGTACGCCCAATCAGCGGACTGTTGACTATAGGCACGAGTGTAGGCACTGTTTGCCATTGCCAATTGGGCACCATTGTTGACTATCACAAATTGAGGGAAATTGCTGATGCCAAACGCGGCGTCCAACATTTCCCCGCTATCAATGGGCAACCCATTGTTTTTATCAAGAGGAGCAATCTCGCTTGCACCCGCCTTATTGTACCCAACCGGGTAAAAGTTCAAGCGCGCGCCATTGGGAGCGTAATTATGCACCTCTCTAATAACCAGATTATCGCTTTGGATATTTTCGGGCTTATAGGTGATATTAGTGCCATTCAAGCAAGTGCATTCAACAGTAGAATAGGGGTAGCATTTGAGTTTTTTAAGGTTTTTATAACGTTCAGGGATATTAAATTTATCACGAAAATCATTAATGGTAATAATGTCTTCATATCTGCTGGGCGCATTTGTGGCCGACTGGGGGAAACGGTAGATACGATTATTTAATTCCGAAGGGAGTGTTTTCCCAAACAGCTTATCTACGACATAGCCGGATTGCTTAAGAAAGTCATCATCTAAAGAGGGTATCATGTACATGTTTACAATACCCTGTGTTATCCATGAAAAAGTAGAGCCCACTCCCATAAACACTTGGATAGACTGGATATCCTTAAAGTACAGTATTTCAGCACCGTTAGCCATGTTCTCAAACAGAGAGCCGCCCGCAGTAGTGAGAGACGGTTTTTCCTGACTGCCCGCGTCCGCTGACAAATCTACCGTGCTCACGACTATTACGCCGTAATTCAGATTTTTCCCGTCCATGCTGATAAGAGACTTGTACTGTTGGTTTACCGTCACCATTTCGCTACCGGTGTCCAGCCCTTCGGGTAGTGCGAGATAACTGCGACCATAATCGGTCATCTGGTTTTCATTGGCAATGCCGATATGGCCTCGCACCACATAACACGAACCAAACCTAAGTACATGCTGGAACGACTGCCAAACGTCCAACTGTACAGTGAGCTGAGTAGTGTACGCATTGATGTAATCCACGTGGTTGATGAAATAATACCAATACCGTGGCGCCTCCAAGTCGGGGTAATCGTTATACACCACGACATAGTTGTAGTTGGACGCCTCGTTAAATGGCAGTTCGACGCGCACGGGTTGGCCGAACATGTGCATGACTCCATGCACCCTGTCAATGCCGGGCCGTCGGTCAAACCATTCCTGTTGTTTCTGCGGTGATTCGAACCGGGCTAAATCACGGTAACTGCTATCCCACGGCACGTTACAGAGTTTCAGCGACGTGTTGGGCGTCCATTGAGCCCAGTTAAACGTCGCCTCGACGTTAGGGTTGATATCTCTCAGCATACTATCCCTTTCATAAAGGGGAGTGTTTCACGTGAAACACTCCCCTTTTATTATATCGCAGATTAGGCGACTGTCACAGTGCCCTGACCGCTGACACCGAACAGCGCGGCCGTCAGCTTGGTGGAGCCGGCGGCCACTCCAGTGACTAGGCCGGTATTGTCCACTAGGGGTTCGCGTCATCAATCATCATCCAACCTCCGGTATGACAAAGCCCGGAGCGCTCACGTGGCTTGCGCTCCGGGCCTTGTATTGCATCTCGCCGTGAGAGAGAGTAGCCAACCGGCCACACCCTCATTATATCACGCGGCCGCTGTCACGGTCACGCTCTTCTTGCCGGATACGCCGAACAGCGTGGCGGTGATATCGGATGCGCCCGCCTTGACGCCGGTCACGACGCCCGACTCGGACACGGTGGCGTTGGCTGGGGTGACGGATGTCCAAGCGGCTTGCGCGGTCACATCGGCGGTTCGGCCGTCAATCATGGTCGCCGTAGCGGTCGCCTGTGCCGTATGTCCCACGGTCACTGCCGGGACGGTCACGGCAATGGATGCGATAATCGACGGGTTGAATCCGATGACACCATCACCGACCACCGGCACTTCCAGCGCGGCGGATACGGCGCCCGGCACTTCCGGGGTCGCTGGGTTCGTGTACAGGGCGGTGGCCGTAATCGGGATGGTGGTGTTCGGTTCATCGAGGCCGACCACCAGCACGCCGGTGGGCGAAATGTATGTGTAATCGCTCTTCGGCTTGGCGGTGTCACCGATGGCGTACTCGACTGCATCCGACCGGAACGTAGCCGTACCGTCATTGGTGATGGTCGTATCGGCGGTGACCTGCACAGCGCCGCCGCGCGCCACATTCTTCGGCGTGGTCGCGCCACCGCCATACACGGCAAGCTTGAGTTGGAAGGTCGGCGTCTCGACTACCGTACCGGTCGGAGCCACCACGTTGGCGGTGGACCCTGCGCCCGTCCAGAACATCACGGCCGGGGCGAAACCGGACACCGAAATAATGTGCTGAACATGCAGATAATGGTTGACTGAATTGATGTTGACCGGGTTGGTCTGCTGGGTCATCTCGTTAATGACCGGAATATCAATCAGGAACTTGTCTGTTGTCAGGATGGCTTGTACGCCATTCATGCCGAAACGGTCTTGCGGTATGACAATGATTCGATCGATGGTCGGCTCTGCGTCAGTACGCTGGAATACCGTTGCCAGACCCTGCACATCGAGTGCCGACTTGACTTCAGGCGAACAGAATAGTACGAGTTCGTCGGGGCGGGCAAACGTCGGCATGTGACGCGCATTGTATCGAGTGGATACAAATTTCAGCGTGTCAGCCCATGCGCGAATCTGCCTCAACATGTCGCGGGCGTCGGTTTCCGAGCTGCCCATGTTGTTCAAATCATTGTCCATGTGGACGCGCCAATAGCCGCCCAATTTCGCGTATTCCACAAACTGGTGGCACATGGCCTCAAACAAGTCAACCTCAGCCGCATTATAACAGGAGGTGAGAATCTGGGAGGTAAGTGAAGCTAGACCGGTTTCGGAGGTGAAAGCGCGTTGGAGCGTCTTGTCATCCGTAGTCGCGGGATACCAGTGAGCAAAGTCGAGACGGTGGTAGAGCGAATCCACATCGATTTTCCACTTACGGAAATTATCCGCGCCCAAGTATTCCGCGTCCGGGTCGTACACCTGAGCGAGTGGCATACCCACGGCGATTTCCTGCCACGTGTCGCCAAACGCCTGAGATGCGCGCTGAAAAATGCCAAGAGGGTTGTTCCAACGCCACGTGTTCACGTAGGTGCCGCCGATACGGTTCACCAGAGCCGAGTAAAACTCATTCTTCAACTGAGTGCTGGACATGAGCGTAGCCATTTGGCGGTCCATGTTCATCTGAGTGGCCGAGGGCATACGTCGCTGATATTCGGGGGATGCCTCGTTGCGAATCATATTGAGAATCTGCGCGTTGTTGAATTCGGTGAGCGGTCGCAGCTGCTGCTTCGGCGTCACCACTGGAGTGATTGGCATGATGGGAAAAGTCCTTCCTAATTATTAGTCCTCAAACAAATCATCGAACGTACTGTAAGTGCCGTTGTAGTCATCGTCTGTCATTTCAGCCGATTCCAACGTCGCGTCGCCGTCCGGGCCATCGTTCAACACATGGTCAGCGGCGGCGTCGCGCATCTCTTCAATGGTCTTGGAGAGTTCGGCCACGGTCGCTTCCAGAGCGCTGAGACGGTCGGCCATGTCGGCGTTCTTGTCGTCGCCAGCGTCTTCCGGTTCGCTGTCGTCCTGCGTTTCAGGCTCCGGGTTCGGCGTATTGTCAGCGGCGTTGGCGTCCGGCTCGGTGTCGGGCGTGGTGTCCGGCTTGTCGTCGTTTTCGGTGTCCATAATCACCCCTCAAAGTAAGTGGCATGACGGCAATCACGCCGTCATGCCGGGTTGCTAGGCTGTGCGGGTTCCCTCGCCGTCGCTGGGCGCTGGCCGCGCACGTCTACATCCGACCGAATCGCCTTACCGACTTGCCTTACGGTCGGGCCATCGAATCGACTTGGGACGCACACCCCGCTACCGACTATTATAGCATAAAAATATGGCCATCATCATTGAGATGACGTGACCCGGGTAGGAACTCATCATAGGGGATGGGAGCGGCACGATGCACGCCACTCAAACGCATTACCGTGTCGCCGTCTGTTTCCACGCCGCAATATTTGCGATTGCCTAGGATGCGGAACCTCTCATAGGTGTGGTCGTTTTTCCACGCGCCTAGTTTCCGGTCATCTGTTTCGATACCCATAGGCGCGTCCAGCCCGTCCAATATCATGCCGTCGGTGTCGGCGTAGAGCACGCGTTCTGCGTTCGCGTTCATGGCGCGGGATAGTATTTGCCGTCCGTAAGCGTTGACATATGCGGCGGTCGGCAACCATGCCAGACTGTTGGCCGACTCGGGTTTGTCCACGGTGAAATCCACACCACCGTCCACGGACGGTTTTGGATGCAACATGGGACGGTAGAGCGAGGCACCGAATTTCCCCACCAGTGAGTTCAGTAACAGTTTCGCCATCTGCCTGCGCTCCCCGGTCGCGGTTTGTTTCACGTGAAACCATTTGTCCACGTATGCATAATATAACCCATGTGATTTGCGAAACTTCCAACCGCCGACATACTCCCACACGTGGATGTCATAGTTTTCGGTCAGCGTCTCCCAATCCACATCCGTGACCGGCATAGTGACAACGCCTAACGTACTGTCCAGACGCTCGCCCTCATACCCCCATACGGGTAGGATATTGGTGAGTGTCGCCGTTTTCCCCGGCTTCAAGCGCGCATCAAACGCGATAACATCGATATGGAGCGGATAATCAGGGTCATATTGATGCTTCCCGTCGTACCATATGGGTGAGTCTACCGGCATGGGCGCATCTCGCATGATACTCGGGTAGAGACTGTTTACATCCCAGCTTTGGCAGCCCCGGTATTCGCCCGGCTTGCTGTACACTATCGCCCCGTAGTAGGCGGGGCGCATTCGGCGATAATCCTCCTTGGTCAATGGCGGAAAATGGCGTTTGAATCCGGCGTAATCCCCGTCGATATAGTCGGTCACCGCCATTGATGCTATGGTCGTGCCTCTGAGGTTCAGGGCGGCGCATTCCTGTGCGATATTCCATGTGGTTTCCAAATCATCCGTACCACCGAATGTTTCACGTGAAACATTCAGGCCATCGTCACGCGTGATGTTGCGCACGTCCAGAAAATCCACGGTGGTGCCACCCATGCGAACGCGGAAACTGTAGAAATGGCCGCGAATGTTGAACGTGCCCCATACACCGTCCTTGCTTGGGTTCGACTGTAAGGGGAGTCGTGCCAACAGTTCGGCGGCTATGGGCTTGATGTCCTGCCATCCGTGGGCGCACCATACGCGCGTATGATAGTCGAGCATGGTGAGACGGATAACGGCGTTTACCGTCAATGGTTCCACGCCGTCATCCGTCAATAGTGTTGCGCCGTCTGTTGCCGCCGCTCGACGCTCTTTCATGATTCCATCCTTTTAATGTCGTGCCGCGCTAGCTATCCATTCATCAAGTCGTGTCTCTACATCACCCGAATCCGCTTTTATCTCCCATTTATGTGTCTTGTCATTATACCACGCGGCTTCACGTACTACGGTGCTGAAGTTCGTGTTGTTTATCAGCCATCGTTTTTGACGGTTTGATAAAGACGCGAATTTTTGGGCGATATTGGAGTCAAACGCTTCAAGCTGTTGCGCGACTCTATCAAACCCCGAAACCCCTTCACTCTTGGGGACTTTCCCAGTGCCTGCATGCAATGGCGCTCGGCCTATAAGCCCGGCGTATTCGAGTATCTCTCGTTCAAGTCTCCTCCTGCCTCCTTCTCGTATCATCATACGCGCGTGGCTTATGCCACGCTCCGAGCCGAACACGTTCGCACGGTTGCGCGTGAGTTCGTCACGCGCCGAACCGCCGACCGTATGAGTACCCAACACGTCAAACGGGGATTCTCCCGCGCGTTCCATTTCACGCATTTCGCCTACTGTGTAGCTGGCCATGCTCAGCGCCTCGAATTGTTGGGCGCGTTTGATCTTCCGCCGTGCCTCGATGCGGCGGCGCTGTTGTTGTCGTAATGTTTTCCGACGTTTCGGGGGGGCGGCGGCGATTTCCGCGTCGGTAATCAACGGACGCGCCGCCAACTCACGGTCAAATTTCGTAATATGGACATCGGGTACGACTTG